ATAAATGTTCTCCTCTCTCAATCGTGTCAGCCGCAATGCTCTCACCATGATTGTTATTCTTCTCTTGGTCATCTCTGCTCTCGGGGCTCTTAAGTCCAGTACAAGCAGTAAGTATACACCCATTACCACCAAAACTTCCAATGATGGTTCCGTCTTCGATCTCCCAGTCGAACTCGAGTGTACCGCTGGTTCTGGTAAGAAAGGTGGCCCTTACGCCAAGGGTTTAACTCCAGGGGGTGTTTGTGGTGCCCAGAAGTTGGTCTCCGCGCAAGCTGGTGGTTATGAAATCACAGATGGAATTGGTGGATCTTTAATCTAAGCTAATAATATATGGCGCTGATTACAACTCCTACTCAGTTGATTCCAGACCTTCAACACGAATACCACACCGTGACTATTGATTCAATTGGACAGACTACTGCCAATACATTCACTTGTCATCTTCAACAACCCCTGAAAAATGTTGTACAGGCTAAATTGTTAGCTGCTAGAATTAACACCACCACGGCGACTAAACACTGTTACGTTTCCATTGAGGAGCTTGATAGTATTTTCACTGAGCGTGCTTCTAACGAACCAAATGGCCAAGCGTCTAAAAGTGTTGTTCGTAATTCTTTCGCTAGTATTGTTGGTGAAGGTACTGCGACATTTCTTTACAAAGATAACTATTCATTAGTGACTCAATATGTGAACCCAATTCGCAGCATTGACCGTTTCACTGTTAACATTCGTAATCAAGATGGTACCCCAATTGTGCCATCAAGTCCTGCTAAGGATAATTTTTTAATAATTCGTTTCGTGTGTAGAAAAGCCAACCTGTAATTTTCTCCTTTTACTATAGTATACCATGTCCCCAGGTATTGTTCAATTGATGGCAGCAGGCGCTCAGGATGAATGGATCGTAGGTGATCCCCAAGTGTCGTTTTTCAATTCAACTTTCAAAAGGCATGCTAATTTCTCACAATCCGTCGAAAAGCAAACAATCCACGGAGCGGTGAGAAACAACTCGTTATCCAGTGTTCAATTTGAACGATCTGGTGATCTTTTAGGTCATGTATATTTCACTATAGATAATAATACAACCGCCCTCGATTCCCAAAGGTGGGACAATATCATCGAAAGCGTCGAGCTCTTAATTGGGGGTTCCGTTGTTGATAAACATGACGCTGTATTCACAGAAAACATTGCCCCGGATACTTTTGCCACAAATGTATCGAAGAGTACTCTAGGTACCCACCCAGGTATAGCTGCTCGATCTTATTTTTACCCTCTCAGATTTTTCCATTGTGAAAGTCCTAGTCTAGCTATCCCGATCGTTGCATTAAACTACCATAACGTGGAAATTAGGATTAATTGGGCATCCCAAGCTGCGAACTACAATATAGAATGCTATGCCAATTATTACTATCTTGACACTGAAGAGCGTGGAAATATTGCTTCTCGTACTCATAACATCCTCATCACCCAACTACAAAAAAGTATCCCATCCGGAACGAAAATTCAAGAACTGACGTTCAATCATCCAGTGAAATATTTGGCATCTTCTAACACTGCAAGTAATAGCGCTCTCACATCACCCACAAACAAAATTAAGTTGAATGTTAATGGTGTAGATTTGGAAAACTATCGTTGGGGTAAACCCCATTTCATTGATGTAAGCCACTATTATCACACGAACCACGCCACGTCCCCAGATTTCTTCTTGTATCCCTTCTGTATTTCTACATGTTCCCTTCAGCCCACAGGAACCCTAAATTTCAGTCGTCTAAATACAGTTAAACTCATGAGCGAGTCTATGAACATCCTAGACCCTATATATGCCGTAAGCTATAACATACTTAGGGTTCAAAATGGCCTCGCTGCCTTACTTTACGCAAATTAAAATGCCATTCTATATTAAATGGTCAAGAACTTGCCGACGGTCGAACGGTCGACTAGAATCAGGTTCGGTAAAAATTGTACCAACGACCAGGCAGAAAACACGGTTGTGTTCAATGCGAGTGAGGCCGAAATTGATGTAAGTATACCTGGATCGGTATACATGACACCTATTCGTGTAGATGCGGTTCAACAAGAAGGTGTACGCTCAAATGTTGTGGTTTTGGCATATAACAGAGATACTAAAGAGATTACAGATTCAAACGCTATTGCGAGTGAAATTTTAAATTTCAATCTTGCTGGTGCGACTAAAAATGGAAATACAACTCCTTACACTGTGCGTTTTGATTCGTACACAGATGCCCTTGGTGTGACGACCACTGCCGAACCCACAAGTTTTGTAACGTCAGGAATTGTTGGTATCTCCAATAGTTTACCCACCGACACGATGTCTATTGGTTCAAAAATGTTTGTAAATACAACTGCTTCAAATACATTAACTGTTTTGGGAAGTACGTATATCCAAAATAGTTTGGTGGTTGATGGGGATGTGACATTTAATGGGCTCGTCACAACTTTACATTCGAACAATACAGTAATTAAGGATGCTATATTGGAACTTGGTAAAGATAATGTTGTTGGTGATTCACTTTTAGATCTTGGTTTGATAATGACCCGACCAAATCCAGATGCGAACGTTGCAATAGGATTTAGAGAAGTTTCAAATGAATTTGTAATTGCGTATACAAATTCAAATGCAGATGGTCATACGATTACACCTGTCGGTCAAGATATGAATGTCCACGTGTACGGTCAAATTTTTACGGAATCAAATGTTGGTATTATAAATACGAGTCCCATACACACTTTAGATGTGGGTTCAAACCTCTTTGTAGATGAATTTGGTTCAAATATTTTAGTAGTGACGGGTAATACAAGTATTTCCGCAGATTTGACCGTTGATGGAGATACTTTATTCGTAGATTCTGGAACAGATCGGGTAGGTGTAAACACTCTTGTACCGGACGCGGAACTCCATGTTGTTGGTAACACTTACATTTCTTCAAATCTAACTGTTGACACAAATACTCTCCATGTAGATGTAGTCTCTAATCGTGTTGGTATAAATCAGATTAACCCCACAAAGGACTTGGATGTAAATGGAACAATCGCCGCTACTAGGCGTGTGGACAATTCTGGGTACAATAGGATTTTAGTGGGTGAAGATACAGGTACAACTCTTCACGCTAGCTCAAATTCTCATCTCATTTCCATTGGTTACAGAGCTGGTTATGATCGTCAACAATCAAACTCTGTGGCTATTGGTTATCAAGCGGGTAGTGTCACACAAGCAGAGTCTTCCATCGCTATTGGTGAAAGATCTGGTGAAACTGGGCAAGGTGTAAGTTCCATCGCAATCGGTGATAAAGCAGCTTTTCAAAATCAAGCTGCGTATTCTATCGCCATCGGTGAAAACGCCGGTGGTCAGGATCAAGCAGGTAATTCGATCGCTTTAGGTAAAGATGCTGGTAGTCAAAATCAGGGTCAAAAAGCCATCGCTATAGGTGATGGTGCGGGTAAGTTTAATCAAGGTGAAGGTGCTATAGCTATAGGGTACTACGCGGGATACCCAACGGGTCAAGCTGCGGGATCTGTTATCATCAACGGTGGTATAGATGGAGGGGGTTTCAATAATACCACCACACAAAACGCACTTTTCATAAACCCCGTGAGAAACGTAAATAACTCAAATCTTTTAATGTACAACGCAGATTCAAAAGAATTTACATATGGAACTACTTTGAATAATACTCTCAATGTTTCTAATAACTTTACAGTTGATACAGATACATTTTTTGTTGATTCAGTGATTGATTCCGTCGGTATTAATAATGCCTCACCAGATGCAAATCTTCATGTAGTTGGCAACACCTATGTATCTTCAAATTTAACCGTGGATCTAAATACTCTCCATGTAGATACAAACAAACATTTCGTTGGTATTGAAACAAATTATCCCGATGCTACTCTTCATTTGATGGGTAATGCCTATATTTCCGAAGATCTTACCGTTGACACAGATACTTTCCACGTTGACTCTACGACCAATTCTGTGGGAATTGAGACTAAAACACCCCAAGCTAACCTTCATGTTGTGGGTAATGTTTATGTGTCCTCAAATCTAAC